GGAGCGAGCAGCGCGTCGACCGAGAATGGGAGCTGCTGCATGCCTTCCGAGGCGACGGCTTCCCGGTTCTGATACCAGTGCGCCACCAAGAGCAGGATTGCGGTCTTGATGTTGGACGAGACTTCATCCTCGCCATTGTCGAGAAGGCTTTGGCCGCCCCGGCGAACCAGTAATCCCGGCCCGGCGCTGCTGCCGGGCCCTTTCACACAGGTGGCAGAATGCATCGTCCCGTGCTCGTATCAGCGCCGGCCAGTTATCCCGTCGAGCTGGCCGCTGCGAAGGCCGCTTGCCGCGTGACCCATGACGATGAGAATTCGGTCATTGAGGCACTGATCAAGGCCGCGACCGCTCACCTGGACGGCTGGACCGGTATCCTCGGTCGCTGCCTGATCACCCAGACGTGGCGCGCCACCTACGAGCGTTTTGAGCAGTGCATGAGGGTCCCACTTGGTCCCGTGCAATCTGTCGTCATCAAGTACCGAGACGAGACCGGTGCTCAGTCCGACGCGATCGACGGCTCGAACTATGAGCTACAGGTCGATGGCGCTGGCTACTTCGTCCGGTTCAACGATACGTATGAGCTCCCGGCCGATCTCTATGAGACGACGCCGGTGATGATCGAATTCGTGGCGGGCGAGGATCAAGTCCCGTCCAGCATCAAGACCGCAATCCTACTCCTGGTGGCGCACTGGTATCAAAACCGGGAAGCCGTCGCCTCGGAAGGCATGCAGCAGCTCCCGTTTTCGGTCGACGCGCTGCTCGCTCCCCATCGCAAGATCCATATCTAGCAAAAGGAGGCCATAATGGCCGATTTGACGATTTCTGCTTCTGACGTGAAGCTGGTGTCTGGTCCCACGAAATCGCGCCTTGCGGCTGCTGCGGTTGCTGCCGGCCAGGTCTGTTATCAGGCGTCCGCAACCAAGAAAGCGAATTTGGCCGACAATGACAGCGCCACGGCCGAGGTCCGCTCCATTGACGGATTGGCGCTCAACAGCGCCGCGGCTGATCAGCCGATTGAACTGGCCGCGAATGGCGCGGTGGTCGCCGTCGGCGCGGTCCTCACCGCGGGTGTCGATTACTATCTGAGTGGCACGCCCGGCGGCATCTGCCCGCGCGCGGACGTCACCACTGGAGATGATCCGATCCGCGTCGGTATGGCACTGACCACGTCAAATCTGCAGCTCGATTTCAACGACCCCGACGTCACGCTGTAGCCCAATGCCCTGGGTGAAGTTCACATCCCCATTCGACTGGAAACCTCAGCCGAACGTCACCATCGCCTATCTGCCCGGGCAGGTGAAACTGGTCACCACGCCCTGCGCAGAGGCAGTAGTAGCCAAGGGCAAGGGCGCCCGGGTGAAAAAGCCAGCATCGGAGCGGAAGAATGGACCATAATGCTGGCAGGCTGCGCGATTTCCTGCAATTTCAGCGCCGGGAAATGATGGATGACGGCTTTGGCAATCAAATCCCCGGCGGCGAGTTTGCAACCGAGTTTTCGGCCTATGCCGGGCTCCAGCCGCGCACCGGAGGAGAAGAAGTCACTGCTGCCCGTCTCTCCGGCCGTCAGCCATACGTCTGTCTGGTGAGGTATTCCAGCAGAATGCTCGAAGTGACCGTGGCCTGGCAGATTTTCGATGCTCGAAACCCTGACCGGGTGTTCAATATCTCATCGCCTCCTGCGGATCCTGATGGGAAACGGCAATGGCTTGAATTCCTGGTCACTCAGGGACCGCCGTCGTGACGGTTCAGGGTCTCGACCGTCTCCAGAGGAAGCTGAAGCGCTTTCCGGTGGCCGTTGAGCAGGAAATTCGCGCCGCGATGGAGACAAGCGCCAATGAGATCGTGGCGCTCATGAAATCGCTGGTTCCCGTCGACAGCGGCGAGCTGCGCGAAAGCATCGGCTGGACCTTTGGCGATAGGCCTCGGTACAGCCAGGCAATCGTCACCGCCAAGTCGCCCAACGGCAATCTTGTTCTGACCATCTACGCGGGCAATGAGCGCGTTCGGTATGCTCACTTGGTGGAGTTCGGTTCGTCGCCGCACATCAATGCTGGGCAGTTTGCCGGCACCCAGCATCCCGGCACGGCTGCTACCCCGTTTTTCTTCCCAAGCTTCAGAGCGCTGCGGCGCCGCGCCAAGAGCAGGATCACCAGAGCGGTGAACAAGGCGGCCAAGAAGGTCGCGGCCGGAGGCTGATCTATGGATGCCAGTTTTGAGCTTCTCGGCGCCGTCTTCGCGCGGCTCCGGGCGACGTCGGCCGTCACCAGCTATGTCGGGACGCGCATCTATGACAAGGCGCCGGCTGACAGTGAGGGCAGGGTGACCGTGCCCTTCCCATACATCAGCAATGGGCCGTCGACTTCGATCCCGGACGATTACAACTGCAGTGACGGCGAGATCGTCACCATCCAGTTGGACGTCTGGTCCAGCGGGCCCGGAGAGGCCTACAGCACGGCAGAATGTAGGAAGATTTGCGGGGGAATTCAGCGGGCGCTGCACGGCGCGGAACTGAGCCTCGCCACCAATGCGCTCGTGACGCTCGAATGGGAGCTGACCCGCATAATCGAAGACCGAAATCCCGCCATCAAACACGGTGTTATCCAGCTTTCTGGCACCGTCGAGCTCACCTAAGGAGACCATCACCATGGCCGATCCAACCCGCGTCAAGAGTAGCGATATCGCGGTCAAACTCGACCTCGATCGCACCGGCACCTATGCCACCCTGTGCGGCTTCACCGAAGACACCATCACTTTCGGCAGTTCCCTTGAGGAATTGACCATGCAGGATTGCGATGATCCGACCAAGGTCCCGTCGGTCATCCGCGACAAGGTGTCGACCTCGATTTCCATTGCCGGCAACGGCGTGGTGGCGGTGGAATCTGCTGAAAAGGTGATCGACGCCGCGCACGATCCGAACAGTTTTCCCTGCAAAATCGAAATGACCTTGGGCGGCACCGCCATCACCTGGACCGGCAATATGCAGGTCGAGAGTGCTGAAGTGGTTCGCAATGGCATCCGCACGGCCACCATTTCGACATCCATGCAGTCTGACGGCTCGTTCACGAAGACCACGACCTGATGAGTGCGGATGGCGCGCTCGGGACGCTCTCCTGGGCAGACGGCAAATACCACTTCAAGCTTGGCTGGGGCGAACTGGCCATGCTCCAGCAGGCGACGGACTGCGGCCCGGCGTTCCTGCTTGAGCGGTTGGGCGGGAAGCACTGGCGGATCGAGGATATCAGTCACTCTATCCGGCTTGGCCTGATCGGCGGCGGTCTGGAGCCCGGCAAGGCGCTGGATCTGGTCCAATCGTATGTCGAGAAGCGGCCGCCACTCGAAAACCTGATGCTGGCCTATGCCATTGTCGCTGCTGGCGTGCAGGGGGCGCCGGATGAGCCGCTAAAAAAACCGCGGGGGAGGGCGAAGGCCAAAAGCTCGACGACCTCCCGAAAGGAAAGTGGCGCTTCGGCCTGATCTATGGCCTTGGCGCCGCGATGGGCTGGTCAGTCCATGACGTAAAGCGCGCGTCAGTCTGGGAATTCTTCTCAGCCTGGCAAGGGTATCTGGACGCCAATACCCCAAAGAAGAAAGGCGTTCAGACGGAAGAAGAGGCAGAAGCCCTGTTCGACCGTCTCACCGCGAAAGATCGCGGTCCCCGTACCCTCTCAACCCAGACCTATTGGCTGGACGGTGACCGACTGGTCCCGGCTGGTATCGTGACATTCGAGGTTCAATAGTGGCCACAGATCTTGAACGGCTCGTCGTCTCTCTGGAGGCGCGCACTGCTGCCTTCGAAAGGGCGATGAACCGGGCCAATGGGGTTGCGACCACCAGGTCTCGGCAGATCGAACGGCGCTTCGCCACGATGAACAGTCGGCTATCGGCTGGCTTTGTCAGTCTTCAACGGGGCATTGCCGCAGCATTTGCCGGTGTAGCGGTCACTCGCGGCGCCGTGCAGTTGATCGATGCCGCGACTAGGATCGAGAACAGCCTGAAGGTTGCTGGCGTTGCGGCCGAGGATCTTGAGCAGGTCTATGATGATCTGTTTCAGGCTGCGCAGCGCAACGCCGCGCCCATCGAAACGCTGGTGCAGCTCTATAGCCGTCTGGCACTGGTGCAGAACGAACTGGGCGTCACCGGTGAAGAGCTGATCGGGTTCACTGACAATGTTGCCTTGGCGCTGCGCGTGGCCGGCACGGATGCCCAGGCAGCGTCTGGCGCGCTCCTGCAGCTTTCTCAGGCTCTTGGTGGCGGTGTTGTCCGGGCCGAGGAATTCAACTCGATCCTCGAGGGTGCCACGCCAATCGTGCAGGCGGTTGCCAATGGACTTGAGGAAGCTGGCGGATCAGTAGCCAAGCTGCGCACATTGGTGACTGATGGCAAGGTTTCGTCCGAAGCCTTCTTCCGTGCCTTCGAGGTTGGCGCAGCCACTCTGGAGGACAAGGTTTCCGGAGCCGAACTCACGGTCGCACAGCAGTTCATCAGGCTGCAGAACGTCTTGATCGACGTGGCCCGTGAGATGAACGAAGGCACACAGGCGAGCCGCGTCCTTGGTGATGGCATTGCCAACCTGGCCGATATTGTTCGACAGCTCGGCGACTTCATCAACTACGCGGTCGGGCCCATGCAGAGCCTGATCGGTCTGTTTGACCAGGGCGTCGGCTCTGCCAGCGCCTTTGCCAATGAGCTTGCACGGATCACGGGCCTTGAGGGCGCTGGGTTCGCCGCCTCCACGTTCATCAATGATCTCGGTGTGCCCGGTCTCACCTCTGGATCTTCTGCAGCGGATCGGGTGCTGAAACAGACATTTGAAATGCTCGGTGCTACGCCGGCAGATGATGCATTCGTGCGTGCGATTACCGGGGAGGAGCCGGCGGCGCCCCTGAAGATCACGGTTGAGGCGGATGATCCCCGGAGAGTTTCGCTTGCCGACTATCCGATTGGCGGGGCGGCGGGTGGTAGGGGTCGCGGTGGTCGTTCGAGTGCTGACCGCTTCGCCCAAGCACTCGCTTCACAGCAGCAGCGCATTGACGCCCTCAATCGAGAAACCGAACTCCAGCGTCAGCTTGGTATTGCCGTCAATGACTATGGGTTTGCTATCGAACGACTGCGCGCCCAGATGGAGCTGGAGAACGCAGCCGCTGAGGCCGGTCTGGCCCTCACTCCGCAGCGTCAGGCCCAGATTGATGAGCTGGCCAATGGATATGCTCGAGCAACAGCAGAAGCGGCGCGGCTGGCAGAGGCACAGGATCTGGTGCGGCAGGCGGCCGACGATATGGGTCAGGCCACCAGAGGCGCTTTGGACAGCATCATCGATGGTTTCCTTGAAGGGCGGGATGCCGGCGAAATCCTCAACTCCGTCATCAAGGACCTGGCGAAGAACCTCCTGAGCACAGGCATCAATCTCCTGGGCGGCGGGATGAAGGCCGGCGGCTTCAATCCCCTTGGGTTTCTCGGCGGCATGTTCGGGTTTTCTGCGGGCACCGCGAATACCGGTGGGGCCCGCGGGCAACCGCGCGGCATTGTCCACGGCCAGGAGGCCGTCATTCCTCTGCCAAACGGCGGGCGGGTGCCGGTGGATATCAGAATGCCGTCAATGGCGGCTGCCGGTCCCCAGGCACTCACT